TGCACGGTCAGAGCCGTGGCGTAGCCCTCCGCAATCCACAGGCGTTTTCCGGCCTGTTTCTGGCCCTCGATGATGTGACTTGCCCCTTTCACCTGCCCGCCTTTCAGCGTGCGTTTGAGACCGTCAGCATTGATGAACTGGAGATTTACCAGTGCGCCGTACCCGTCGTGCATCGGCACCACCACATCACCCGCACGGTAGGTCACGCCACCGGTTTTATGCGTGGCCGTCAGCGTCAGGCATTCGCGACCGGGGAAGCCCTTGCGGGTCAGGTAGGCGTTGCCAGTGGCAGGGCGGGCTTTCTCCATGAGTGACGCAGCAAGTTTTGTGGCCGCTGTGCGACTGGCCTCAGTTTCGGCCTCTTCGTTGGCTATCACCTCCGGGGCGACCGGCGGCAGATTGCCGGTGACGGCATTCACCTTCCCTGCCGCCTCTGACGGGTTCACACCGAAGACCTTCTCAACCAGTTTCAGGCCGTCACCCGCGCCGCACTGGTTACAGAACCACGTGCCCCGCCCCTCTTTGTCATCGAAGCGAAAGCGGTCAGAGCCACCGCACACCGGACAGGCCTGATGGCGGTTTTTTATGACCTTCACCCCCAGCGCCGGGAGAATGCGCGGCCAGTGGCCGCTCGCCTGTTTGACGGTTTCCGTAACGTTCAGTTTCATGGCGTTTTCTCCCTCAGTGCAGTGCCGGTGTGTTGATGTGGCGGGCGCATAACTCATCCATCACGACCAGCCCGAGAAAGGACAGCGACGGCGCGGCTTTCAGTGGCCCGGCTTCCATTAAATCCTCCAGCAGTGCGCAGGCTATCTGACGGCCTTTTTCCTCGCCGTGCTGGCGCAGGTAAAAGCCTTCCAGTTCGTCGGTCATGGCGCTTTCCAGCGTGTCGAGAGTCAGGCGCGGATAGCGGTGCTGATGTTCACATACGGTCAGCCAGGCACAGGCGACGGCCCGGCGGTAGAGGGCGACACGTAAAGCCGGGGTTAATGGCTGTTTCATATATTTACCTCCCCGGTGAGCGAGCACGGATTGTTGTGGTTGATGGCATCGTTATTCTGTTTATAAGGCATATTTCTTCTCCTGAAGACGTGCGTATCCCTGCGCGAATACGCACATTTCATTTTCGTTATCGTTTTTTAATTACAGATACTGGCGGTAATCGTTATCCGGCTTTATTTCCGGCTCTGGCTGTGAAATATCCCGCCATTTTCTCGCCACTGTCGCGGGTCGCCTGACCGGTACACTATCAGCCGGGTAGATATCGAGATTTTTCGCCCGCCATGTCTGCAATTCCGGGTCGGCCGCAATTTCTTTCAGAACGGCATGCCGGTTATCCGGGGAGCGTTTAAACATATCCGGGCGGTCGCAGGTAAATTCCCGCAAAAAACGGCCGAGCGGGATTTCGGTTATCCGGCCATCCGAAACAATACGGATGAGAAGGGTGTACGTCCGGCGGTACGGGTTCCAGACCAGCGCCGGGCTGCGGTACGGCATTTCCCACGGAATACCATCGGCCAGAACACCGACCACGCGCACATCAGGGAAACCTGCCGAACGATACAGCTCACCCGGCTGAGGAAAATCAAACATGCTCCACCTCCGGCTCGTGGCTCTGCTGTGCGAGAAAGTCGCGACACAGGCCTTTGTCTTTCAGCTCTTCCAGCACATAGCTGATGTCTTCGTGGAGATAGCTGAAAATCTGTGGCAGGTAGAGCTGGTGCAGACCGTTCAGCTCCCGGCGCAGTAAATCCCCGCCGACAAACTGTGAGACTGCGCTGGCGCGGTTGAGTTTATGGAATGCCTCGAGGCTGAGGTGCTCCTGCAATGCAGTAGCGTTATCACGATGCGCGGAGAAAGTCTGAGCGAAGTTTTCAGAATGCATGTGACACCTCCGCAACCGGCAGACGGGCGGCAAGAGAAAGCACATATTCACGGACGAGTGAACGTCGGGCAGCACGCTCATCACCGGCCACGGTGCGAAGCATACAGATACGGGGTTTACGGTCTGCGCGACGGATGGCGGCAAACACAAAGACAAATTCAGGGTGTGACGGGGTTGGGATCGTAGCCATGAGGGCAATCTCCAATAAGTAGCAATTAAAGCCACCACCGGAGTTCTCACACACTGGTGGTGACCCGAACGGGGGTGAGAAACCGGCCTTATTGGAAACCGGCCAGCCCGAAGGCTGCCCCGCCCGGATCACCATTATCTGACGTAGGCCTAGGCGTAAGCACCACAGCCCAAAATATAGGTGTGTCTGAGCAACGACATAAAAAAACACGCATGGCGCGTGTTGTGTCGCCAATAAGTAACACGGGTTCTCACGCCCGGCTGCCGATTTTGCGACAGCGAGAAAACTGTACCAGGAAACAGACAACAGACGCAAGCCAGAAAAAGGGACTTTTTTTAAAACGGTCATCGTCATGCGTCGTATCCCCGGTTACGGGCAGCAATCCGATCCGCCATCCACGCCGTAATTTCAGAGTGCAGCCACGCCACATTTTTGCCGCCGAGCGAAACCTGCTGCGGGAAGGCTTCACGGCTGATGAGGTCGTAAATGGTGGAACGCGAAATACCGCACAGGTGCATCACTTCCGGCAGGCGTAAAAAGCGCTCATGTACGGTATCAGAGACCGGCATTAACGGGGCGGCAGGAGCAGAAACAGGAGAAGAAAAAGCAGTGTGCATAGGGCTACCTCATAAAGTCCATACAGGGCCGGGCGTGTCCGTCCGGCATCAGGTAGCGCTCTATTTTGTGAATATTTTTCTTATTTGCAACAGGGGGAAGCCGGGCGGCAATAATAATGAATTGTGTAATATTTGCTCAGTGCAGCTCTAATTAGCGCTAAAAGACTCTGGAAGCAGTTGGAAAATATTAAAGTGAAATGCCAATTGTTTTTATCAAAAAAAACGCCATTAATTAATAGGCTATGAATCCAAAAATTTACATTCAACACTTTTAGGCCTGTGAACAGTAGTGAACACCCGGTGAACACTTCCCCCTCAACTGCTCACTCTCTAACTTACTGTATTAACTCATCTTTTACTCTTAGTGAACAGTAGTGAATAGTTATAGTTAAAAAAACAAACAGAAACAGGGTTTTCCAGAGACCTTTCTCTGGCTAGCTGGGTTTAACCGCCCTTGCTTGTGCCAGAAATGCCACAACTGCATTGGATCGAGTTGTTGTCTGGGGCGGGGCAGAATGGCGTCAGGTTGAAAACACAGAGAGCCCGACGATGAAAAAAGACATGTTTACCGCCGTAATGAAAACCATCGGCAGCACGCAGGATGAGAAAACCCGCAGTATTATTGACGGCACCCTGAAGGCCATGAATGAGACAGCCTCCCGTAACGCCGCTGCCAGCCTGAACAAGGCGCTGGCGTCATTCATTCAGGCAAAAACGGCCCACACTGACAATATGCTCAGGCTGAACGATATCAGCGCGGCTATCATCCGCAGCGAGAAAGAGCGTCAGAACGCGCTGGAAGAAAGTGCTGAGGCTGTGCAGAACTGGCGCACCCGTTTCCGTGAGCTGCGCGGGGTAATGACCCCTGAGATGAAGGCCGAGCACAGCCAGCGAACGGCCAGCCGCGAACTGGCAGAGGAATTTACCGGGCTGATTGCCGACCTTGAAGATGATAAAGCCCGCGTGATGCTGGCCGCATGTACCTCCGGAAAAGACTATGTCTGCGCCCATCTCAGTGCATTCTCCGTCTGTGCACAGAATGAATGGGCAGAGGCGATGAAGAATATCAGCCCGGCACTGGTGCGGGCTTTCACCCTTCGACTGCGTGAGCTCGAACTGAAGGGGGAAGAACATCCCCACAAAAAACTGTATGAGGAACTGGGGGCACAGGTACTGACGCAGAGCCATTTTTACACTTTCAATATGGAGCAGGAGCCGGTTATTTCCCAGCTCGGCCTCCACCGCCCGGCACTTACTGGTGTGGATATGGATCTCTACAAAAGCCCCGTGCGCCGGATGGCAAAAAGCGCAGAACTGGCAGCAAAAAGTAAAACGCAGGAGGTGAAGCCATGATGCGCTGCCCGTTCTGTCGAAAACCCTCGCATGTACGCACCAGCCGCTATCTGGCAGACAACGTCAAACAGTGCTACTACCAGTGCATCGATGTGTTCTGCTCTGCCACGTTTCGCACCATTGAATCCATCGATGACGTGATACACCAGCCGGCAAAAAAGGAAGAACCTGAACCGTCCCCCGTGGCACCGCAGGCTCGCCCCTTGCTCGACCGCGCCCGCTCATCGCTACGCCACTGATTCAGGAGACGCAAAGATGAATCGCACTCCACTGGAACAGGCTTTTGAGGCCTGTCAGCAAAACAAAGTGGCCTGGCTGACCTGTAAGGCGGCGCTGTCACAGGCTGAAATGGCGTACAGAGAGTATGAACTGACCGGCCATGTGACCGCCGCGGATACACCGGAAATCCTGCGCGACAGCGTTGACCTCAAAAAATGGGAAGTGAAACAGGCCGCCGGGTATTACATTAGGGCGCATGAAGCGGTACAGCGTATCAGTATCCGTCGCCAGCTCCGCGCCTTTATGTCAGAACACGGCTCAGCAATGGCCGCAGC